TGCTAATCAGCACAGGCTGGTGGCCACCTGATGTACCCTTTGACACGGACGACCTTGCGACGGTCGCCGCGATCTTCAAGGAGCAGAAACGGTGACGGCAAGTATCCGGGTAGAAGGCGTAGCGGAGACCCTTCGGGTACTTCAACGCCTCAACCCTGAACTTCGTAAAGACCTAATCCGCGACATGAAAAAAGTCGCCAAGCCTGTCACCGATGCTATAAAAGGCAACTACACCGACGAACTGCTGTCCGGCACTACCCGCACCTGGGCACCTCGAGGACGCACCATATTCCCGTACAGCCGTGGCAAAGCGGCCGCCGGTGTCAAGGTCAGCGCGTCGGCTTCCAAGCGCACACAGACAATCCTGGCTATTAGTCAGAAGGATCCTGCCGCATCCGTCTTTGACATGGCAGGCCGCAAGACCGCTAACCGGTTGGGACAAGCCTTTGACACACGTTTCCCGGCACCGTCGCGCGTCATGTGGCGATCCTACGAACAGGCTGACGAAGGCATGCTGGACGAAATCCGGCAGGTTGTCGCCCGCGTCGAGGACAGCCTGACCGCCCTGCAGAAAGCGATCCTGTAATGGCTATCAAAATTCCGATCATCACCGAACTGCAAGACGAAGGCATCAAGAAAGCCAAGCGCGAATTCGACAAGTTCAAGGGTGCCGTGGCTGGGGCCGAAGGCGGCATGGGCAAATTCAAGGCCGGTTCCAAAGCCATCTTTGACGGCATCCAAGCCAACGCCGCCACCTTCGCCACAGCAGCCGCAGGCGCCTTTGTCACGTTCGCCGCCCAGGGCGTCACCGCTTTCCAAGACTTGGCGTTAGGTGCCGACAAATTTGCCGGGGCCACCGGACTGGCCGTCGAGGAAGCGTCACGCCTCATGGAGGTGGCCGGCGACCTTGGCATCGAAGCCGGGACTATCGAAACCAACATCGGCAAGATGAACCAGAACCTCGGCAAGTCGCCAGAACTGTTTGAGCAACTGGGTGTCCAAGTCGCCTACGCCAAGGACGGCACCGTCGACGCCAACGAAACGTTCCTGAACGTCATCGACCGGCTCAACGGCATCAAAGACCCCGCCGAACGGGCCCGTGTCGCCACCCAACTATTGGGCAAGGGCTGGCGAGACATGTCCAACCTGATCGGCATGGGTGCCGACGAATTGCGCGCGTCACTTGCAGGCGTATCGGACGCCAAAGTAATCGATCCGAAAGAAGTAGAAAAAGCCAAAAAGTTCCGTGACGCGATGGACAACCTCAACGACATTTTTGAGGACATCAGCATTGAACTGGGCGAAAGTTTGGTGCCGGTTCTTGAAGACGTCGCTGAAATTATGGCCGACCTCAACGGCTTGGCGAACGTGTTTGAAAAAATACCGGGCGTCAAATGGTGGCAAGAAAACTTGGGCTATTTCCCTGGCATAACACTTCTTCGAGAAGGCATCGAAGGTGTTACCGGCGCCGCCCAAAATTTGTGGCATTGGATCAACCCGCCCGATACCCCGTTGATTACCGACGAAGAAGTGCGGAACATGAAAGCCGCCCGAGACGAACTGGACGGGATCAACAAAGCCGCTTTGAATCAAATCAAATACGGTCAGCAAGACCCGTTCAAAGATTTGCGAACCAGTTTGGACAACACGAAAACCGAATTGGACAACGTGAAAGCGTCGTGGGATGCACTAACCGGCGCCCTTGACGAACAAGTGTCGTTGGACAGGGCCGAACAAGCGTTGATCGATTTGGAAGAAGCCGCCGCCAAAGCCTTCGGCACCGGAAGCCAAGAGGATCTGCGCGTCTACAACGAACAGGCCGCACAATTCGCCGGACTGCTTTCAAGTATTGCGGGAGGCATGGGCGACATTTCGTCCCGTGAAATTCAAATCCGGTTCAAAACATCCGGCCCCGCCGCCGCCCTCGATCTTGCTAAATGGCTGGCAAGCGGCGCTGAACTAAAAGGCATGTCTAACCTTGACATGCTGGGTTTCGCCGGCATTTCTACGATTCCCGGACGTGCCTTGGGTGGCACCGTGTCGGCCGGTGGCACCTACCTGGTGGGCGAGCGTGGCCCGGAACTGTTGACGGTCGGTGCTGGTGGCGGACATGTCACCCCGATGGGCCAGATGGGTGGCGGCAACACCATCAACATCACTGTCAACACATCAGCCGACCCCAACGCAGTCGTCGACGCAATCCAACGATGGAGCCGCAACAACGGTGCCGTCCCGTTGGCAACCACCACAAACATCAGGCGCTGATCATGGCAATCACGACAACATGGAAAGTCGACATCGGCACCCAAGCCGCCCCGACCGACTTCACAAGCCGTGTCATGTCCATGTCAATCAACCAGCGGGTTGACGTCAACGAAATCGGCCGTGGTCAATGCGTAATCACGTTGCTAAACAAAGACGGTGCATTGACACCCGGTGGCGGCGGCACCTACTCCACCACCGACTGGTTCGCCCAAGGCATCTACATCAACATGTCCACCAGCACCGGAGGCGCGTCAACCAGCATCGACGTATTTGACGGCGTAATCGTCGACTTTGACCTGGTGGACAACGGTGTCTATTCCACGGTGACCATTACCGCTTTGGACGGCCTGACCGTCGCCGCCAAAACCGTAGGTAGTTCCATCGGCCAATCGCCGTTCGCCCAGAACTATGGCGTCATCTACTCAAACCTGGTTGATCGAACCGGCATCGTCTTCCCGCGCCTCGGACGCACCAACGCAGAAGGAATCGTGTCCTACGAATGGAACGGCACCACATGGCCCGTACTCCAAAACAGTGGCGCAAACATCACCGCAACCACTTACGCAGACGCACTACAGACCTACCTGATTCCAACGGTGTCGGATGTGACATGGCCCACCACCATCACAGCCACCGGAACTATCGCTAACTACAACATCATTAGCCTTGGCTACGAAAGCACCCGATCCGTCGCAAACCGTGTCGACTTTGTATTTGACCCGGCAAACGCCCTGTCCGGTTTCGACCTGCCGTTTGACGACGACGGATTCCAACAGGCCTTCAACAACGACACGCTGATCAACCAGGCGCAAATCAAAGGTGTATCCACCGGCTTCACCACACAAACCAGCACCAACACGACAAACACTAGTTACGGCAACCGGACAGTGCAATACCTGACGACTTTGGCTGTCACCGACACCGCGGCCGGCGATCAGGCAACCATTCTGACCAACCGGTACAGCACGCCACGCTTCGTGCCGTTCACCCTTCGCACGACCTCAAGCCTGGTCAAAGCTCGTGCGGCCGACGCCGCGGAACCGTATTGGCGCAGCCTGCTGGGTATCGCTACCGGCATCTGGCAACGCACCAAAATCACCTGGCAAGGTTCTGGCGCAGCAAGCCAAACAACCTATTGCGTCATTATGGGCCGTCAGATCAACGTCACGCCACAGGAAACAGTGGTTACGCTGATGCTTGGCAACTGGGCCGACAACCACGCTTTTATTCTTGACACTGACCAACTTGACGTAGACAGATTGGGTTACATCTAATGGCGACACAGTACACGGCAGGGCTTTCGGCAGGGCAGATCCTGACGGCGGCGACCATGAACCAGATTGGCGCAGTGTGGGAGACGTGGACTCCGGCCCTCACCGCCTCGACAACCAACCCGACGCTCGGCACCGGCTCATCCATCACAGGCCGCTACGGACGCATCCAGAAGACCGTCTTCGGGAACGTGACCATTCTGTTCGGCTCCTCAGGTGTAGCGGCAGGCACCGGCTTCTACTTTGTGAGCCTCCCAGTCACAGCCCAAAGCAACACGCCCCCAGTCGGATCCGGCTGGTTGCTGGACTCGTCCACATCGTTGCTTCGTCAAGTCGAGGTCACCTTGGACACCACCAGCCGCGTCGCTTTGTGGATCGACAACAGCACAAACTTTGCAGTCTCCGCAACCAATCCGTGGACATGGGCCGCAAGCGACCAGATCAGATTCAACTTCGTGTACGAGGCGGCATGACCATGACCTACAACCTCACGACACCACTCGACCCCGAGACCGTCCCCGACGACTACCTCGTCGAGCGGATGCGGCTTCACCGCGACCGGCTTCTCGTCGAGTCCGATTGGACACAACTCCCGGACGCCCCGGTGGACCGCGCCGCATGGGCCACCTACCGGCAAGCCCTCCGCGACTTCCCGTCAACGTGGACACCCGACCCCACCGTCACGTTCCCGGACAAGCCGTGAAGTCCATGGCCGTCCTCGTGGCCCTGCTGGCTGCCGTCGCCATCTGGGTGGTCGCCGGATGTGACGACCAGACCCGCCACAACTGCCAAACCCAGCCGACCGCACCCCGGTGCGACACCCACACAGGAGCCACCACCCCATGAAGCGCTACACCAACAGCGAGATAAAAGCGCGACTAATCCTCGCCATCGGCATCTGTCTCGGCCTGACATTCATGATGTCGGTAGGCGCACTCCTGTACGGCCTGCTGTTCGTCGTCCAACCCCTCGAGGTGTCCCCCAACGACGAGTCAGCCTGGGCGACACTCAATCCGCTGGTGCTGTTCATGACCGGCGCACTGTCCGGCGTACTCGCTTCCAACGGCCTCAAAGACAAAGACAAGCAGGAAGACCACCAATGATCAGTTCATCTATCACCGTGACCACCACACCCACCCTGCTGGTCGCCGCCACCGCCAACGCCACCCGCTACGTCTACCTTGAGCCGAAAGGCAATGACGTCCACGTAGGCGGCTCCAACGTCACCAGCACCACCGGCCTCACCATCACCAACGGCAGCCAGTTCGAATTCGTGCTACCGCCTCACAACAGCCTGTATGGCGTCACCACGTCTGGCACACACACCATGATCATTCTGCAACCGTCCGGAGACTTCTGATGGCGCAAGCCACCCGCTTCAAGTCGTGGCAGAAGATGGGTGCACCGGCCGCCCCGCACAACGTCAAGTCACCCAACCTGGTGCAACTCGTCGCCTACGCGCGTCGCACCTGGGGACTCGTCAACCTTGGCATCTACACGCACCGGCCGGTCCGCGGAGGCACCGCCTGGTCGTCTCACGCTTTCGGCGCGGCCGCAGACCTCGGGTACACCGACCGTCCCCACCTCGACGCCACCGTCCTGCCGTGGCTGATCGCCAACAGCCATGAACTGGGCATCCAACGCATTCACGACTACCAGCGCAAACGCTATTGGGAGGCCGGCAAAGGGTGGGTGGCGAAGTCGCCTGGTGAAGGCAACGCATGGATACATGTGGAAACCCATGTGGACGACTGGGGAAACGACACCCCGATAGAAGCACGGTTGTCCACAGGCCCAGTGTCGACTGCCCGCCCGTACCCCGGCAAGCCGGTGAAGCGTGGCGCCACGTCCCACCGTGACGATGTGAAAGCCGTCCAACACGCTGTCGGCGTCGCCCCTGACGGCAAATTCGGTGTGGTCACGGAGGCGGCCGTGAAGAACTGGCAGACCCTCCACGACCTCACCGCTGACGGTGTGGTGGGCCCGATCACCTGGGCGCGCATGTTCGCATGACGTGACAAACCGACCTTGAGTCGGTAAACATTCCCCCGACCTCGGAAACCCGACTCAGGAGGAACC